TTATACTGTTCCAGGTCAAACTTCTTTTCCTATAAAAAACAAAATTGGTGAAATGTTATTATCTGATTGTTCCATGTGGCATATGGTTACTCCCAATAAATCTAATATTTCCAGATATAGTGTGGGTGTAACAATACACGATTATGAAGCATTTACGAAAAGTTTATTGAAAGATGCTAGTTTTAATTCTTCAAACAAAGGTGTAATTTTATTAAATAAATGAATGGTTTCGAGATATATAAAGTCTATTTGGCAGTCAAACTCCACTTCACAAGCAAAAACCAAAGCTATGACTTTCATAAGCACGGCGGACGGACAACTGCGAAACTGGAAACCTTTACTAAAAGAAGGGATAGATACTTCTTTCACAAACTTAGTCAATCTTATAACAGTAGCAATATTGTTGATTACTTCGTTAGCAATTTCGTTAATAATTCTAATTTATGGGTTGGTGATATCATTGGCAACACAGGTGATGAAAATTATAGAGAATGGTCGAAAAGAATAGAAGCGTTACATTATTATTATGAACAAGATATTGATTATTTGATAGAAAGAATGATAGCAAATGAAATGAGTTTTGATGATATATTCATATCTAAAAATGGTCAACATCCACCAATATTGAAAATGGTGTTATCTAAACGAATAAATCTTGAAACTTTTGTAATATTAGAAGATTTATTGTCATTTTCAACACGATTGAACAAAGATATTTCAGAAACAGTATTATGGCCTAAATTGTGCGATAGAATAGAACGATATAAGCCATTTTTACACTATAATATCACAAAATATAGAGTAACATTGAGAAATAAACTAAAGGAGTTGCAATGATGTTAAAAATAATAGGACTTGCTGCTCTTATTTACATTTTTATAGAAAGTTTGCCATTAATTCTTGAAATTGGGCATAATTGCATGGGAATTCACTAAATTCGCTTGACAAGAGCAAGAATTTATAGTATAATATATCATATGCAAGAAAATTGCGGAAGTAGTGTAATAACAACATGACAGCTGTCCAAGTTGTAGATAGAGGTGTAAATCCTTTCTTCCGCTCCAATCATGCATATAGTTGTTATAAATATAAAGGTGCGAAGAATACAGCACAATACATACAATAATACGAATACAATTACATACAGGAGATACGAATACAATGACACAAAGTATATCAGCGTTAAAACGCTCAAAATCAAATCTAGATACTCTAGTCAGCGAACTTGCAAAAGTAGCTGAACCTCAAAACAAACAATCATACCAAGATGATAGATTCTGGAAACCAGAACTAGACAAATCAGGTAATGGTTATGCTGTTTTTCGTTTTCTACCGGCAGTTGCAGGAGAAGATTTGCCGTGGGCAAGACTATGGTCCCACGCATTTCAAGGTCCTGGCGGTTGGTTGATTGAAAACAGTTTGACAACTCTCAACAAGAAGTGTCCAATTAGTGAAGCAAACACTTTACTTTGGAATTCTGGCGTTGAGGCAGACAAGGAAATTGCTCGTAAGAGAAAACGCAAGTTATCTTACTATGCAAATATTCTAGTTGTTAGTGATTCTAAACATCCAGAAAATGAAGGTAAGGTGTTTTTATATAAATTCGGTAAGAAAATCTTTGATAAGATTACCGAGGCGATGAAACCTGAATTTGAAGATGAAACACCAATTAATCCATTTGATTTTTGGGAAGGTGCAAACTTTAAACTGAAAATTAGAAAAGTTGATGGATATTGGAATTACGACAAATCAGAATTTGATAGCCCGTCTGCTGTCTTTGACAATGACGAGGCAATTGAAGAATTATGGAATAAACAATATCCATTAAAGCCATTTCTTGCACCAGAAAACTTTAAATCATATGATGAATTAAAAGCGAAGCTTGATAAAGTTTTGACTGGCGTTAGAAGTACCGGTACTGCTGATGATGTTGCCATCCCACCGGCAACAGCGACAAATGTACCAAATGTAGCAGAAACGGTAAGTTCACCGTCCACTTCAACAACTGATGATTCAGACGAAACTTTGAGTTATTTCAGTAAGTTAGCAGAGGAGGACGAGTAATCTCTCCACCTGTTTTTACTATAAAAGGGTTAGAAACTTGGTTTTCTAACCCTTTCTTTGTCTAAATAATAATACAATATTATGGGATGGAACTTGAGATATCAAATCTTTAAACACATAAGGAGAATATATGTTAGATAAAATCACACACGGCGTAGCAGCCGCAACCGGTATAGGTATATCGTTAATCAGCCTTGCTATCGTTTTACAGATAGTATTTGGCGGTTCAGTACCTTTCTTAGGCGGTGATGTAATTGGTACTATTATCGGTATCGTACATCAGCTTGGAGACGCTGGATTAGTTGGTCTAATTTCTGCAGGAATACTTTGGAAATTACTAACTTCAGATGATGCATAACAATATGACAACTCTGAAAGGATTAATACACATTTAATCAAACAATATAATGACAAAGAGGGGACTTAATCGGTCCCCTTTTTTATGGCATAAATTCTTATAAATAGTAGTATGAAAACACTATTCAATATGCTTCTGTTTGCATTGATGGTTTTTAGTACTACGACCACAGCAGGTGATTTGACCTTTGGATTTAAAAATCCATCTTTTAGTGGCACAGGCTATTCTAGTCATGTATTATCAATCGAGCAACTGCAATTCCAAAGAGAAGAAGGAGTCAAAGACGACAAAACAGCGGCCGAAAAGGCAGCTGCTAGAGCAGAAGCAAACACAACCCTTGCTAAGTTTGTAACGAATGTTGAAAGTCGTATATTTGCAAACTTATCGAAGCAAATGGTTGATAATATGTTTGGTACTAATTGTACTCCATCTGATGATAATGTAGCAGATGATGTAGAATGTCCGACTTCAGGCTCAGCAACATTACCTGATGGCTCTACAGTTTCTTGGTCAAAAGATGATACAGCAGAAACAATTACATTAACAATTGTTGATGCGGCTGGTGGCATAACACAATTGATTGTACCAGTTGGTGATTTTAAATTTTAAAAGGTGATGAATATGGAATATCTTGCAATAGCTTTATTATCGTGTCTGGTAGGCGCCTGTTCTATTAATCAAAAGACAGAAGCAATACAAGGCGATATGCCGTTTATAGAAGGCACACCAACCAAGACATTGTTACAAGAGATGCCTGAATTGATAAACACTCCAACAGACGGAGATGGTAATCCAGTAAAGATTACAGTTGCTGTCTATAAGTTTCCTGATGTTACAGGTCAGAGAAAACCAGTTGGATTATCAACAGCAGTTTCACAAGGAGCTGATGTTTGGGTTATACAGGCATTGATGGCAGTCAGTAATGGTAGTTGGTTTACGGTTGTCGAGAGAGCAAGTTTAGATAATGTAGTTAAAGAACGACAACTAATAAGAAGTACGAGAGAATTATATGATGGTGCGACCGGAGTAGATTCATTACAACCTATGCTATTTGCTGGACTACTACTAGAAGGTGGTATTGTTGGTTATGACACGAATACGACAAGTGGTGGCGCCGGTGCGAGATATTTTGGACTAGGTTCGCACGAAGAATATAGAACAGACCAAGTAACTATTTCACTAAGGCTCATTGCAGTACAGACAGGCGAGATTTTATTAACTGTATCATCAACGAAAACAATTGCAAGTATTAGTAATGGTGCTGATGTGTTTAGATTTTTAGATTTAGGCACAAGAGCATTAGAGATAGAGTCTGGCAATGCGGCTAATGAACCTGTCAATTATGCAATTCGTACTGCAATTGAATATGGAATTTTACAAATGCTTTATGATGGTAAAGAACAAGGACTTTGGGAATGGGAAGTACCAATAGTTGAAGAAAAGATAAATATAGCTGACTCTGATATAGAACTTGATGAGTGGGCAAAACATCCAATTTCGGAGAAACAAGGAGAGTAACTTGAGATTTTTAACTTTCTTTATTATGTTTCTGATGAGTATGTCAGCGATGGCAACAAATAAAATTTATGTAACACAGGCAGGCGCTTCATTAGTGTTTGATGTGTTGCAAGACGGCGATGGCAACATGATTGGCAATAGCACAACTGCATCTACCGCCAGCGGTTCAGCAACGAACTTTAATATCGACCAAGTCGGTAATAGTAATATAATCACTTTTGATATTCATGGTGATAGTTTTACTGGTGTGTGGAGTACAACAGGTAACAGTAACAATATTGATTTCAATTGTGATTCCGCCGACGCTACTTCAGGATGTGATAGTGTTCATGCTACAATCACCTTTGCAGGTAACTCACAAGATATTGATATAGATGTAGGTCTTACTACTTCAAAGTCAGGTGATAGCGCTGATATTGATATTGTTGGTCAATCAGGTACAGACAGTACTGTTGTTGCCGCTACAATTGATGGTACAAGTGCAATATTAAGATTAACAATTGATGGAGATACAAATAATTATT